AGATAGTATAGTAGAATTAGTAATAGAACAATTTAAACAACGTTCTAACGTAGGAATTAATAAATATGGTGTAACACTTGATAGAACAGATTTAACACGTTTAGAATGGTTAAATCACGCACAACAAGAAGCAATGGATATGATATTATATTTAGAAAAATTAAAACAATATGAAGAGCAAACAATCAGCACTGCAGCGAATAAATAGAATAATGGATTTTTTATGGAAACGTGGAAACAATAAAGAATCAGTAAATGAAGTGTACAGAAAAATAATTAATGAAAGGCTATCTAAACGATAGCTTTTTTTTATGTTAATTTTTTGTTAAAATGTTTTTTATAAACAAATAATGTTTATATTTGCATATATAATTAAACAATTAAAAACAAACAAAATGGACAAACTACAAATTTTATTCAAATTAGAAAATTGCATTTCATTAATTAGCAATACAGACAATGTATATGTTAGAAAGCAATTAGAATCTATTGCAGACGAATTAAAAGAGCAATGGGATAAAGATGATATTTATATGCAAGAAATTAAAAACGTATTGCATTACGATGAAACAATGGAAAACTTAAACAATATAAAAATAAGATAATGAACGAAGCAGCACTAATAAAAATACAATCAAAAATAATAGGATTGGATAGACATTTGCATACATTAGTTAAAGAACTAATAAGCGATGATGGCATAACAAGTGATGAACATTTAACTATAATGATAAATAGTACAGAACGTGAATTAGCTATTTACAATCATATTTTAACTTTATTAATCAATAATCAAGAAGTAAACTAATGATACTATTATTTGATGCAGACAGCTTAATTTACGCAAGTTGTTTAAGAAGAAAAGAAAATGAATATGATGATAAATATTATACTAATATAGAAGATTCAATTCATAAGTTTGATGAAGGTTTTATGTCTATAATAAATCATTTAGAAGAAAGTTATGAAATAGATAAAGTATTAGTTTTTTCTGGTTCTAAAGGTAACTTTAGAAAATACATATCGCCTAAGTACAAGGCCAATAGAGTTGGAGAATTACCCCCTTTATTAAATGAAATGCATAAGTTTGTAAAAGATACTTATGATTCTATTGTTGGGCATGGAGTAGAAACAGATGATATGGTTGCTAGATATTGGTATAATTTATCTAAAGAACATAGCAGAGATAATGTAATGATAATATCTATTGACAAAGATTACAAGCAATTTCCTGCTTTAATTTATAATTATCATTTTAATCATAAATGTATTTATGATATATCTGAATCAGAAGCTATGTATAATTTTTACGAGCAAATGATTATAGGTGATGGAGCAGATAATGTTCAATATTGTAAAGGTTATGGTAAAAAATACGCTGAAAAACTATTTAAAAATTGTGATTCAAATTATAAATATACTAAAAAAGTTTACGAATTGTTTAAACAAATACACAAAGGAAAAGCAAAACAACGTTATATTGAATGCTATAATTTGTTAAAATTAAGAACTAATTAAAAAAAAGTTATATATTTACACTTTATTAACAAAAACAAACAAAAACAATGAACATTTTAGAAGAAGCAGGCGAATTGGCTAAAGCTTTATTAAATAATGATAAAGAAGAAATAATAGATGCTATTGGCGATTGTGTTGTAGTATTAACTAATCTATCTAAGTTAGCAGGTTATAATATTGAAGATTGTATATTAAGTGCATATAGTGTTATATCAAAAAGAACAGGTAAAATGGAAAACGGAACATTTATTAAAGACAAATAATGGAAATAACACAAAGATTAAAAGAAATAGTTTTAAATGAAACTAATATAGATGTAAATATAAATAGTAGAAAAAGAGAAGTTATAGAAATAAGAGCATTATATTTTAAACTATTAAAGGAATACAATCCATTTTTAACATTAGAACAAATAGGAAATACAGTCGAAAAGAATCACGCAACAGTTATACATTCTTTAAAGAAATATAATATGTATGAAAAGTACAATAGTGATTTAAAAGTATTGAAGTCAATTATTAGAAATAATATTGATGATGAAAATATAATGTATGTAAATGACAATAATACATTGAAGTTAGAAATTAAAAAGTTAAAGAATAAAAACATTATTGCAGAAATAGAAATAGATGAATTGAAACTAAAATTAAAGCAAAAAAAATACGAATATAAAATAATTGAAAATCTAAACGAATTAATGATACAAACAACAGGAACAGATAAACAAGAATTAATCAACATAAGACTACAAGCGTTTTATGATATGAATAAGCAACGATAATGGGAATATATATAAGAACTAAAACAGAAGAAGAACATGCTGCTTATATGCGTGAATACAGAGCTAATAACAAAGAACGTATTAAAGCCATTAATAAGAAATGGTGGGCAAACAACAGAGAGTATAGACAATTAAAGAAATCATTATGAAAGAAACACTTGAAGAAGCAGCTGAAAGATATAACTTGAATACTATTAATGCTTTTGGTGATTATCAATCATTTGTTGATGGCGCTAAATGGCAACAAGAAAGGAGTTATAGTGAGGAAGATATGAAATCATTTGGTGATTGGTGCAGAAATGGATTATTAAATACTGAATATAGTATTGATAGGTTAAATGAGCATTTAGAACAATGGAAACAATTTAAAAATAAATAAGATGAAAAAATATAAAGTATTACAATTAATGACTTTAGCATTTGAGGCAGGATTTAAACAAGCAGCAATAGTTGAAGCAGGATTAGAAGGAAAAGAAACAGATATATTAGTTAATTGGATTTATGTTAAACATATAAATAATAATTAAGATGCCAGATATAACAATGTGTTCAGGAAACAACTGCCCATCAGCATCTATATGTTATAGATACAAAGCAACACCAAGTCAAAGACAATCGTATTTTGCTAAACCACCTAATGACGGTGTAATATGTGATTACTTTTGGGAAATAGAAACAACTAAAAACAAATAAAATGAGAAATAAAATATTAAACAAAGTTAATGAAGGTCAAGAAACAGATGTGATACAATACACTTGGGAAACAATACCTGAAACTTTAAAACAATTTTGGAATAATTACTATGAAAGCAATACTAAAATTTAATTTACCCGAAGAACAAATGGAGTTTAATAGAGCAACACAGTCTTTAGATATGGCTTGTGCTTTGTTTGATATATTACAATTACGTAAAACATTTGAAAGGCATTATGATACATTTAATGATGAAAATTTACCTGATGCTTATGATGGTTTACATAGAATGTCAAATGGAATTGTAGAAATACTTGATGAACATAATATAAACATTGATAAGCTAATAGAATGAAACCAATACATAAATTTAATAATGGAAATGGCGCAACATTATGTCATAAATGTAGTAAGATTATAACTGTAGGATTTACTAATGATTTATACTGTTCTAAACAATGTAAAGCAAAACATAGAGCAGAAATTACAATGCGATTAAAACAATAAAGTATTTTATTTATTTTTAAATTAATAATAATATTTTTTAATTATGGAAGATAAAAGAAAATACAATGGAGGACATACAACTGCTGGACGTAAATCAAAATCAGAAGAAGTTAAATTAATTGAAAAGTTATCTGCATTAGAACCTTTAGCATTTATAGCATTAGAAAAAGGATTAGAGAATGGTGAATTTAAATTTACACAATTATTCTATAATTACTATGCTGGTAAACCAAGAGAAACAAAAGACATTACAGTTACGAATGAACAACCTATCTTTAATATTGATTTAGAGGACATTTAAGACATTATTATATGGAGTTTATAGTTACTACTGCAATTAAAAAGTTATTGCGTTTAAAACAACGTATTAAAGTTATTAGAGGTGGAACATCAGCTGGTAAAACATTTGGTATTCTACCTTTGTTAATTGACAAAGCAATAAAAGAACCAATGCTTGAAATAAGTGTTGTATCTGAATCTATTCCACATTTAAGACGTGGTGCATTAAAAGACTTTTTAAAAATTATAATGGCATTAGGCAGATATAAAGATGAACAGTTTAATAAGAGTACTTTAAAATATACATTTGCAAATGGTAGTTATATAGAGTTCTTTTCTGTAGACCAACCTGACAAGTTAAGAGGTGCAAGGCGTAACATATTATACGTAAATGAATGTAATAATATAGATTTTGATTCTTATTATCAAATGGCAATTAGAACATCTGGTGATATATGGTTAGATTATAATCCTGCTTCTACATTTTGGGTAGATAAAGAAATATTAACACAAACAGATGTAGACTTTATAACATTAACTTATTTAGATAATGAAGCATTAAGCGAAACTATTATAAAAGAAATAGAATCAGCAAAAGTAAAAGCATTAACTTCTACATATTGGGCTAATTGGTGGCAAGTTTATGGACTTGGACAAACAGGTAGTTTAGAAGGTGTATGTATTACAGATTGGAATGAAATAGATTTACCACAAGAAGCAAGAATATTATGTTACGGAATGGATTTTGGATACAGTAATGACCCTACAAGTTTAGTAGCAATGTATAAATATAATGATGCTTATATATTTGATGAAGTAATTTATAAGAAAGGTTTATTAAATAGTGAAATATCAAATCTATTAAAAGCAAATGAAGTTAAAGATATAGTTTATGCTGATAGTGCTGAACCAAAATCAATAGCTGAATTAAATCAATATGGACATAATGTATTACCAGTATCAAAAGGAAAAGATAGTATCTTATACGGACTTAATTTAATAAATCAAAACAAAGTATATGTTACATCAAGAAGTAAGAACTTAATAAACGAATTAAGAAACTACATTTGGTTGACAGATAAAACTGGCGTAAAGATGAATAAGCCTATTGATTCTTACAATCACGCTATTGATGCAATGCGATATGCTATAATGAGTCAATTAGAAAAACCAAACAAAGGAAGTTACTTTATATATTAATTATGACATACGGACAAATGATTGCTACAATACAATGTTACATACATCACGTAAAGAACGTAGAAGTGGTTATTAACTTGCCAAGAAATATAGGTGAGATTAAAAAGATGCAGCAAATGTTTCTAATAGCTTCTTCTTATTTAAATAGTTAAATTTTTGTTAAATGTATTGTATTTAAAACAAATTATATATATTTGTACAAAATAACAAACAAAAACAATTATGAGAACAACTAAAGAAACAGTAACAGTAAACTATTTAGGATTTAATTTTGATTTAACAGGTAACTATACACCAGAAGAATCAATGGTAATGTATTACAAAGATGGAAGTGGTTATCCTGGAAGTAGTGCAGAATTTGAAATAACAGAAATTACATTATGTGGAATAGACGCAGAAGAATTAACAAATAGATTAGATGCTTGGGACGAATTAGCAGAATTAGCTATTGAACAAATTACTAACTAAAAAAACAAATATGAGTAAGTGGAAAAGATTTGATGCAGATATTTTAGATTTAAATAATAAATATTTTAACAATACAGAATTAGCTAAACAATTATTTTCGGTAGGAACTTATGAAGACATTGAAAGTTTACGTAAATACATATCTCGTAAACGTACATACAACGATTTTAAGCCATTAAAAAGCAAAAGTAATGTAAATACACGTTCAAACAAATTAGAACCGTTTAAAGGTGATTTAAACAATATATTAATTATAGGTGATTTACACGCTCCATTTACTTTGCCAAAGTATTTAAAGTTTTGCAGACAACAACAAGAATTATATAATTGTGGTACTGTTATTTTTATTGGTGATATTATAGACAATCATTATTCAAGTTATCACGAATCAGACCCTGATGGATATAGTGCAGGAGAAGAATTAGATAGGGCGATAGATATGATTGCAGACTGGTATTACACATTTCCAAAAGCGACTGTAATAATAGGCAACCACGATAGGTTAGTTTATCGTAAAGCATATAGTTCAGGAGTAAGTAAAAGATGGATACGAGAATATAAAGATGTATTAAATACACAACAATGGAACTTTGTAGAAAACATTGAATTATTTGGTGTTAATTTTAATCACGGAGAAGGTGGTACTGCTATGAATAGAATTAAGACAGAATTACAATCACAAGTTCAAGGACATTTGCATACTGAATTATATGTTAAATATTTAGTAGGTGCAAACTTTATAGTTTATGGAATGCAAGTAGGTTGTGGTGTAGATATTAAAAGTTATGCAATGGCTTATGGTAAACATTTTAAAAAGAGTGCTATTGGTTGTGGTGTTGTTTTAAATAGTGGAACATTACCTATTGCGTTGCCTATGAAAATGTAGTTAAGCTGTGTAAAGCGGTGGACGATTAATCCATTAGAAACTAAATTAAGACTTACAGAAATGTAGGTCTTTTTTTTGTTTAATACAATTACAAGTTTATTTTATTATTATAAAAAAATAAATATGAAATTAAAAATTACAATACCAACAAAGTTATCTGAACTAAATCTACTGCAGTATCAAAAGTTTTTATCAATAGCAAAAGATAATGAAGATTCAGAATTCTTACATCAAAAGATGGTTCAAATATTTTGTGGAATAGATTTAAAAGATGTTGCACAAATTAAATATAAAGATGTTGCTGAAATAACAACAACTATTAGTAATATGTTTAACGTTAAACATTCTTTTATAAATAAATTTAAACTTGGTGGAATTGAGTTTGGATTTATTACTAATTTAGATGAAATGACATTTGGAGAATATACTGATTTAGACACATACATAACAGATTGGGACAATATGCATAAAGCAATGGCAGTATTATATAGACCAATTACAAAAAAAGGTTTAAACAATACTTATGAAATTGAAGACTATAAAGGTAGTGCAACTTATGCTGATGTAATGAAACATATTCCATTAGATGTTTGTTTTGGTGCAACGGTTTTTTTTTATCATTTAGGCAACGAATTATTGAAAGCTACGATAGCTTATTTGGAGAACAACAAGGAGATTCAGGATATTCTGCAACATCAAACTTTGGAGTTAAATGGGGATGGTACAGTTCAATCTATGCTATTGCTCAAGGAGACCTTAACAGATTTGACGCAGTTACAAGATTACAGATTCATCAATGCTTAACATATTTAACATTTGAAAAAGAAAAAAATAAAATAGAATCAGATTTAATTAAAAGACAAAATAAATGACATCACATTATTACGAAATAACCAAAGCAATTAAGGACCAATTAAAGGAAGATTTATTTGTAAATACAGTTACTATTGGAGATATATTTAAAGTCGATTTAAACAAGCTTACAATCTTTCCTTTAAGTCATATTATGATAAATTCAGCAACATATCAAGGTCCAACTTGGATTTATAATGTTTCTATTTTATGTATGGACGTAGTAGATGAAAGTAAAGAACTAACTACAGATATATTTTTAGGAAACGATAATGAACAAGATGTATTGAATACTCAACTAATGGTTGCAAATAGGTTTTTAGAAGTATTAAGACGTGGAAATATGTCTGGTGATTATGAATTATCAGGAACGCCAACAATTGAATTTTTTGTAGAAAGATTTGAAAACAAATTAGCTGGTATAACTTTAACTTTTGATATTGTTATACAAAATGAAATGACAAAATGTTAGAAGTACAAGCAGTATTAAAAAGGTTTAAAGATTATGTAATACAACAATCAAGAAGTAATTTATCTAAAGACAAAAAAAATAATACTAAAGCATTATATAATAGTATTAAAGGTGAAGTTGTTTCTGAAAAAGGTTATTCTATTGTTGGTTTTTCAATGGATAATTACGGACAGTTTGTTGATAAAGGTGTTAAAGGTGCTGACCCATCTAAAGTTTCTAAAAATGCAAAAATAACAGGGCAACAAGCACCGAATAGTCCATATAGTTTTAAAACAAAAAGACCTCCGAGTAAATATTTAGAACAATGGGCAAAGCAAAAGAACTTTAGATTAAGAGATGAAAAAGGAAAATTTACACAAGGCAATTATAAAACAATAGGAATTATTTTAGCTAAAAATATATGGGCAAGAGGAATTAAACCAAGTATGTTTTTTACTAAACCATTTGAAGCAGGATATAAGAAATACATTGATGTAGATTTAATGAAAGCATTTGGAGAAGATATTGAAACAATAATAGACTATAATTTAAAAAGTATAAAATGAATATAATAAAAGTACGAAGTCCGTTCTTTGTAACTGTTAATGAAGCAGCACAAATAGGCAGCAAAGTTGAATTGTTTATTTGGAATAAAGGAACAACTGAACCAGCAACTGCAACTTATATTTTATCTAAAGCTATTCCAAGTGTAGCACAAATAGATAATGTTTATAACATATCTAATTATATTAAAGAATATATATCAAATATAAAACCAATTACAGTTTCAGTTCACGCAGTTGAAGATAACACTAATTGGGTATATTGTAAAGTGAAAAGATATAAGTTAGTTGGTGTAACTTATACTTTATTAGATACAATAGAATATGTATGTGTTGATGGTTTTACACTTTATAATGATGGAAAACAATCAGCTATAAATACAAATGCTTTAGCTTTAAGCAATGCAAATATAATTTCTACATATACAGGTATTCCATATATAAATGTATTAGCACAACAAATAGCAACGTATGATTTTACTGCTAATTATTATACAAAAGCAAATGTATTAATTGAACAAAGAACATTAATTTCAAATGGAGCTGGTAGTGAATCATTTTTATTTAAAGTTCCAGTTCGTTCTACATTATCAACTGATGATTATCAAAATTTAATTTTAAAATACAATACAAATGTTTTTGAAAAAGCAACTTTAAGAACAGAGGAATGTAAATATACGCCTGTAACTTGTACTTTTATAAATAGATATGGCGGTTGGGAATTTTTAACCTTTTTTAAACAACGAACTAATTCCATTAATGTAAAAGGAACAGAATTTAAATTAATGCCTTCATCTGTTAATTATAATGTTTCTATTGGGCAATCAAAAACATTTAATATTAACGGAACACAAATTGTTAAATTAAATACTGGATTTGTTAATGAAAACTATTCAGAATTAATTACAGATTTATTGTTATCAGAAACAGTATTATTAGATAATAAACCAGTTCAATTAAAGACGCAATCAAGCGATTTAAAGACTGTTTTAAAAGACAGAATGATAAACTATGAATTAGATTTTGAATACGCTTACAACCTTATAAATAACGTTATATGATTACAGTTGGTTTATATATTTATGTAGATAGTTTGTTAGATATATCTGATGAATTAATTGGTAATTTTAAAACAAGAATTGAAAGTGATGGAGGAACTTTTGAAGGTGGTACTTGTATTAAAACATTATTTGAATCATTAGGAGGTTCGTATGACACAAGGTTATCAGCACAAAGAATAGAATTATTTAACGATGAAAAAATATCTATAAATAGTTCAATTCAAAATATTAATGATATATCTAAAACTTTTACAGATTATAGTCAAACATTTACTATTCCAGCATCAAAACAAAATAATAAAATATTTAAACATTGGTATGAAAACAGTTTAAATAATTCATTTAGCACGTTAATTAAGTCTAATGCATATATTGAATTAGATACTATACCATTTAGAAGTGGTAAAATACAATTAGAAAGTTGTAATATAGTAAATGGACAACCTGAAAATTATAGTATTACATTTATCGGGGCATTAGGTAGTTTAAAAGATAAATTTGCTGGTTTATTTTTAAAAGATTTAAACACTACTTTTTATGATTTTAATTATAGTACAGTTATTGTTAAAGATAAAGTAACCACGACTGCTACAAGTTCTGATATTATGTTTCCTTTGATATCTTCAGATAGATATTGGAATTATGGTGCAACAGGTATAAATGATATTAGTTTAACTACAAGTCCAATAAGATACAATGAATTATTTCCTGCTATTAAGTTGTCAGCAGTATTTGATATGATTGACCGAGATAGTAAATGGAATATAAACTTTAATGGTTCATTTTTATCAGACCCTAAATTTACAAGTGCGTATTTATATTTAAAAAATGCTGATTTGTTTAAAACACAAGGGCAGATACAGAAAATAAATTATGCAAGTCAATCAGGAACTACATCATATATGGAATATGATTTTACAAATAACAAATTAAAGTTATTTCCTATTCCTGCTGTAACTGGGATTTTCTTTTCATCAAGAAGTGTTACATTAGATTTAACTTTTTCAGTTGCTGGTGTTCAATATTATTGCTATTGCTATAAAAATGGAATATTATTTAATACAGTTTCAAATGCAAGTATAATAGGAACGCAAATTAATAGCGTATTTGGAACAAATGAAAATTTTGCTGATGAAAATGATTTATATGATTTTTATATTAGTTCTGACATACCATTAACATTTACAGGTGTAGCAACTTTAGGTTTAGAATATGAAGATTCATTAGGATATACAACTGAATCTTCTACATTAATACAAACTATTTCATCTATAACTACATCTGCTTTATTATCAGTTAATAAATATTTTCCCGAAATAAAAATAGAAGATTTCTTTAGTGGTATTTTAAAAATGTTTAATCTAACTTGTTATTCTGCAGACGGAATAAATTATACAATAGAACAATTAGAAGATTATTATAATACTGGAAATAAAATTGACATTACAAAAT